CCCGCGTTTCAGGACGGTCCAGCAAGTCCTGATACAAGGCCACAACCCGGCGCGTAGACAACGGCCCCTCAGGGTCCAGCCAATCCCGAACATCAAGACCAATGCGCAGTAAATCAACCTCAAGAAGGTCAATATCTTCCACCGCGTGGGCCGCTAACGCGAGTTTGAAGATACTCAAACCACACGCATCAAGATAAGCCCTAAGCTGTTCCCCCAGACCACCAGACAGCATTGCTGCAGTCATGGACTTCACCCGCGACGATTCGTCATACAAGCGCCACAGAATACGCGGGTTCTCTAGCATCTGCCCCAAATCTTCATGGCCTAGCCACATTGGGTCATGCCGCGCCCGATAACGAACCCCACTGCAGGTGAACTCCACCCAAGCACCCGGCTCATCCTCAAGAATCAGCCGGGCAGACATTACTTATCAGCCAGCTCCGTACCACGCTGAACAACCGGACCAATAACCTCATGCAGGTCCTTACGAGTAGCACCAGTCCAATCCAGCAGCTTACGGGTCTTAGCGGTCAGCTGAGCCATCAGCATGCCCTCAATATTGCCCTCATGGGCCAAGGACGATACAGACGCCGGCAGCATATCGCGGTCAACAATGACCTCAATATCTACCTTCACACCATTGAGCAGCTCAACCTCGCGCTCGGTGTAGATACCGTCAGCAATCTGGCCCTCACCGCCAGCATTCTTGGTGGTCTCGTTCTTTACGACCTCAACCTGGTCAGTGTTCTTCTTCTGTGCCATGGTGATTCCTCCTATGGAATTAAAAAGACCCCGCACTCTACGGGGCCAAACTGGGCGGTGATTCCTAGACAAAAAGTCTTAAGGTAGGGCCTTACGCGGAATCACCACAAAAAGACGCAAGGCCCATCAAAGAATTAACTACGCTCCGGCGCCAACATCGCCGGTAGTCGCACCGGGGTCAGACGGAGCAGACGGCTGATCCGACGGACGAACACCCTCATTGTTGTTCTCCGCAGTCTCACCAGTCTCCGGGTCCTTATACTCATGCAAGGTCACGTCACCAGACTCATCATCCGTAACGACCATGGCGGTAAGGCCATTGGCGGAAGCCTGCGGGTGGAATGCAGTGCCGGCCTCAATCTGGGCCTGAACGTCTGCAACATCCTTGAAGACCTTTTCCTCAACGCGGACCACAGAGCCATCCTCTCCGACGATGTAGAAACGCTCCTCGTAGTAGCGCTCATCGTCACCATTGTTGAACGTAATCTGAACCGGGCGAGCCTGCGGGTCCTTCGCAGTCACACGCTCGTTAACCACCAGGTCAGCCTTCTCACGGGACACCCAGATACGCACCAGGCCGGAAGTGAACTTGTGAACAAAAGCCACATAGGCCTTGGCAACCTGGTCAGAGTGCTTGCCGTAGGTAGTGCCGTCCTGAACCACTGCGCCCGGGTTCTCGATGTAGCGCATGACCGGGGAGCCTGCGATACCGTCCACCGCGGCGGTGATAGCACCAGCGGTGTAAGAGGTAGAAGACTGACCACCGGTCAAGTTGGTGGTGTTGGAGGAAACCTCGCGAGTGTGTCCATGCTGAGAATCGGTCGGCTCTAGGCCGAGGGATTCCCACTCGCCGACAGGACCTGACCCCTGTTTGGTGGACACCTGATATCCAGCCCAGTCGGGCTGGAAGAAAGGTAATCTACCACCATGTCCAGGTACTCCGAACAGTTCAAACGCGATGCCGTGGCCCTCTACGAAAACAATGAGGACCTCTCACTGAACTCAGCATCAGCAGAGCTCGGTATCAACCGTGCCTCGCTGCATTCTTGGATCAAGAAGTACGGCACCGGCAAACGTGCCCGCACAAAAAGCATGCGCGACAAGGTCCAAGCAGCGAATGATTCCGAACGGATCCGCCAGTTAGAAAAAGAGAACGCAAAGCTGCGCGAAGAACGTGACATCCTGCGCAAGGCCGCGAAATATTTTGCCGAAGAGACTCACTGGTGATCCGCTTCCAGTTTGTCTATGACCACCGAACCGAATTCTCGGTTAAGCGGATGTGCCAGGTGTTAAAGCTCAATCGCTCCTCGTTCTACAAATGGGTGCAAACCCGCGAAGAACGCAGGTTAAAGACGTGTTCGGATGCTCTTATTGGTGCAAGAATCAAGACCATCTTCGATGATGAATACGGGCTTTATGGTGCTAAACGCATCGCTGCAAGCCTTAAAGCCGATACGAGCTTTGGCCCGATAAATCACAAGAAAGTCGCACGAATCATGAAATCCATGGGACTTAAAGGCTTTACCAAACGCCGCCGATGCGTCACTACCAGGCGTAAGCCTGGTCACCGCGTCATGCCAGATCTAGTAGGCCGCAGATTCACAGCTGACAGGCCAAACCACGTCTATGTAGGCGACATTACGTACCTGCCGTGTAAGGGCGGCAAGAACATGTACCTGGCCACGGTCATCGACGTCTACTCGCGCAAACTTGTCGGACATGCACTCGCCGATCACATGCGGGTATCACTGGTTATCGAAGCTTTGTCCCATGCCAGGAAAGTCCGCGGAAGCCTTAAAGGGGCAATTTTCCATTCTGATCACGGCAGCGTGTACACCTCACAAGCCTTTAGGAACTATTGCTCGTCGTTGGGTGTGCGCCAGTCTATGGGAGCGGTAGGAACGAGTGCTGATAACGCCCTAGCAGAATCGTTTAACGCCACGCTCAAGCGGGAAATCTTGCGTGACAGGAAAGTCTTTGACAATCCGATCTCCTGCCGCCAAGAAGTCTTCCGGTGGTGCATGCGCTACAACACACGCCGACGGCACTCCTGGTGCAATCTTTCAGCTCCTGACGTCTTTGAAGCCGAGAATTCAGCTACACTGACTAGAGCAGCATAGCTAACCCCCGACGTGTCCACTTTCCGGGGGTCAGGCCCACAAACGCGCCGGTCTTCTTATCGATAATCGGATCATCGGAGAAGTTGACCAGTACCTCACGGTCCTCCAGGACGCGCAGGTCAAGGCCAACGCTACGATTCTTAGCCATTGTTATCCCCTTTCAAAAGGACATAAAAATAACCACCCCGACCTTCGAGGCGGCAAAAGAAAAATGTGCGGATTAATTTGTTCGCGCCGGCGACTGGAAGAAAAGCTTGCCGATACCGACCGACAAACTCATCGTCGACACAAACCCAGTTGGCTGATACGACGGGCCCGAACCGAAGAACTTCGAGTCAGACCGAGACACACCAAGACCAATTCCTGTCATGCCCTGCGTCAAGGCTGTGTAAAGGCTCCTCCCATAGCGACGAACCATCATATGATCCGGCCCGTACACGCTGACCTTCACGAGGTCACGCGAGTGGGCGGAATCATCTACATCTTGCACGTCACTACTGACCACGATGGCTAAACCATCCTGGTGACAGTTGTAACCATCCGGCAAGAAATGAAAATGAACCATGTCATGGTCCACTTCCGGGATAAGCCTTAGAACGTGCTTGTGTACCAGGGCGGGCGGGTCAGGTGTTACCCCGAAATCAGGAAGCATCCTTCACCGCCTTAGTTAGAAATCCGTCCTTGGCTTGCTTGGCAACAGCGCCAGGGTGGCGCACGGTCACCACATGCGTAGGGCGGTTCGTGCCGCGAGTAGCGTGGGTGATTTTCACAACGTCACCACCCTCACGGAGGAAGGCTTTATCGCGGGCGGAAAGCTCGTTGACTTCGGGCCAGCGAAGCTCAATGTACTTTTTCACCTGCTCCGCCTTCTTGCGGGACGCTTCCTGCACCTGCGGCTGCTTCGCCATCTGTGCGAAAAGCTCATGGTAGTTAAGCGACACCGTCACTCACCTCCCCACGCTCCACGATGAACACAACCTTCGGCTGATGCCAGCTAACTACGGGCCGTCGACCTACCGAGTAATCAAACGAGCGACGCTGCTGCACCGTATAGTCCTCACCACGAATGGTGACCGTATCCCCATCGGCCACCACCGTCCCCGGCGGGGCAAGCACCTGCAGTTTCGAAATATCCCCATGGGCGAATCCGTCGCCCTTAACGACCTGGTCACCTGCGGGGGACACTACACC